TTAGCCCTAATGGCTTGCAAATGATGCCAGGCCTGTTTAGTGCAAAAATGGAGCAAGATGTACGGCTAAATACTAACAACATAGTAATGATCGCCGAAACACGCGAGGATGTTCGCACCAATTGGTACCAGGCCACAACCGGTATTGTACCAATTTCAAGATCGATTATTACTGGATAACCAAGGACCAGATCATGCCCGGAGTTGCAACAGTAGGTAGTACCGGTGTTCCACACGTCGGAGTTCCTAAAGTCAACTCCGGCAGCCCAGATGTGTTAGTTAACGGAAAAGCCTGCGCCCGAGTTGACGATAGTATTGCAGCACATCAATTCGGGAAAAAAGTTCACACTTCTAAAATTGGCACTGGAAATTCAACTGTGCTAGTTAACGGCCGACCGATTGCTATTATTGGTAGTGTGTTGATACCGAGTTGCACTACCTTAAACACAGGCTCAGCCGACGTGATAGCGTAAACTATGAGTTACGGTACCTATAGTCCATTAATGTTGATAGCAACCAATGGTTTGATTCTGAACCAGGGGTTAGATCCTAATCCCAATCTCATTGCCGGGCTTGATCAATACACCAGTGTTGAACCAGTTGCAGATATTCTTTTAGTAATTGCCAATGCAATACCGGCTGTGTCTGCAAATGTAATATCACAATCAACATTTAATTCAATTGTAACACTAGGAAACACAACCTTTCCGGCCCTGACTGATGCTATCCCTAGCAACTATACTGCTAACATGACTGCAGCATACGGTAACACCATCTATGGATCTACAACGGTCATAGACACACAGATTAATCGACTCTTGGGCAACATCAATGGCAGTGGTTACGATCTGGGAATTTTTACACAGATTTATTACAGTAGTGAAGGATATCGTGTCAGCACCAACACGATATTGAATTCAGTTACCAATAGTGATTTAATAAGTTCTACCTTTACTGACATGAACGCATTGACGTCGGGCGGTGTCAGCAATGTTAATGCAGACTTTGAAAAGTTTGGTGCTGACTTACGAAAGCTAGGTAGCCTGATCGATCTTGGTAACTTGGCAAATCTGGGACAACCTGCTGCGTTGTTACAACAAATGGCAGCGGTGGGTGGTGTGATACCGGCGATATACACAGCGTTATTGTTTGCCGGGGTCACACAAAGTGACATTACTGAATCAAACACCTTGGGCACTGTAACTCCCAAGCTTAATAAAAAAATATACACTGCCCTTACTACAATCACCGGCAGTGACCTGGCTCAGATTTTAAATTTACTGGCAGTAACCACACCGGGTATCGCTACAGCAGCTGATCTACTAGATCCGTTGAAGATATTCCCGACTAGTTACAGCACATTGGTCACACAGATTTCGTCAAACACAGCTACGTCACCGAATCAACAAGTACAGGTACTAATCTATACAGGCACAACAGTAAACAGTGCACTATTTGCTGCTTATCCCACCACCACTGCTTATATTGAACTAAGTCGTGTTATCCCTCCAGACCAAGCTGCTGCCAATATTGCATTGCGAAATAGTTTAGGACAGGTGAAAAGTATTAAAGCTTCTACCTTGCCGGCCTTTGCTAACACAGTATCAACTCTTGAATCCAGTGCAGACTTTAGTCTAATTGGAAATCTTAGTTCGCCAATACCAACATCGGTAACAAACAGTCTGGTGGGTAATCTTGCTACCGGGGCAACTGCTAATGCCACCTTGACCATATATGATTTCATGGGCGCCCTGACTGGTAATTCTTTTATTGAACCATTGGCCAATCTGACCACGGATATTACTACATTAAACAATACTGGTAATTTAACTGGGTTAACAAACGCCAGTACTGGACTTTATGCTTACATGAATCTTGCATTGGCAACCCCGAGTGGTAACGTGATTATCCCTACCGGGCCAGCTGCTGGTACGTATGCTAATGCTGAGATAGCGTTTACTGGCCCCGGAGTTCCGTCGGGTATTGGTCTTCTTCCAGCAACCAGCGCAGAAATTGCAAACATTGCAAACAGTTATCCCACTATTGTGTCTACTACTACCAGTAATATTGATACCATGATGTTTCAGATTGATATAGAAAACAATAACCTCTCCTTGGCCGGGGTCGATTGGACAGTACTAGCCGAAGTTGGTAATCTCGGCACAACCGGTATTATCCAATCCTTTGGTTCCGGGTTGCATGATATTGGCAAGGCTGTGTCCTTTGAAGGACCTGCGCAATTCGTCGAGGCAATTGCCAACACTGCCACCCAAACTGGGCAAGCCATTGTTGCAACCATGCGCGAGGCTCGCAACATCGCAACACTCAACAATTCTGGGGTACAATCAGATACTCAAATCCCAGCCACAGGCCGTTGACCAATAATTCATCTTGTGTTATACTACTGTAAATAGTTACAGAAAGGTGTGCTTGTGATCGATACTGCGTTGGATCAGTGCAATGGTGTTAAAGTGGCAGCAGATTGGATTCGAGATCTCGAAAGCTCGGATAGTCGTCTTTACAAAGAAGGCGTAATTGAAAAAGCTCTTGTGGCTTCCCGTATTGGGAGCACCAGCGCCCAATGTTTTTTATACAACTGTTACTTGGCTTACCACCCGTTCTTTGTATACAACGTTCGTCAAGTACCCGAAACTATAGACTTAGTGGATCGCGAGAATCCCTGGGTAGAGTTTTGGGGCATGCTCGAGGGCCTGCGTACTCGTAGTGTCACAGGTAATCGTGCTCGTGATGCAATTGATACTATGAGCAAGAGGTTTGACAGTACTGAGTGGAACGGGCTGGCGCGCCGCGTGATCATCAAAGATCTGCGCTGTGGTGTTACAGACAAGACCCTGAACAAAGTGCTCAAGAAAACAGCTTGGGCTATCCCGATCTTTGAATGCCAATTGGCGCAAGACTCCACTGATCAGCCCAACAAGATGATCGGACACAAGCGTCTTGAGTGCAAGTTAGACGGGGTGCGTGTCATTGCCATGGTGTATAAATCAGGCACAGTAAACTTGTTTAGTCGTAACGGCAAGGCATTTGTTAACTTCCCTCATATTGAAAAGCAATTGGCCGAATCTGGTCGTGAAATGGGCATTGCAGCGTTTGGTCGACCTACTGACTTTGTGCTGGATGGAGAAATTATTGGGGATAGTTTTCAAGCCCTAATGAAACAAGCACATCGCAAACGTGATGCTGATGCATCGGACAGTAATTATTACATTTTCGATGTCATGCCACGCGAGGATTTTGCACGAGGATTCTGGAACACCCCACAGAATCGTCGAATTGAGCTCTTGGAAAAAATGCGTGTGGCCCAGATGTTTGTGCCGAACGTTCACGTTATGCCGGGTATGGAAGTTGACCTTGGTACTGCCGAAGGGCACAGTATCATGCGGCAGTTTGCCGACGCTTCGGTCAAGCAAGGATACGAAGGTATCATGATCAAGTCTGTTGATGCACCGTATGAATGCAAGAGATCGAGCTTTTGGATGAAATGGAAGCCGACTATCACAGTAGACTTGACTATTGTTGGGTTTGAAGAAGGCACAGGGCGCAATGCAGGCCGTTTGGGTGCTATAATTTTTGAAGGAGTTGATAATGATCGAAACATTCGAGTTAATGTTGGTACTGGCTATAGTGATGATGATCGCAGCCGCTTGTGGGCCACAAGGCCTGAGCTACTTGGTCAGATTAGTGAAATCCAGGCTGACGCAGTCACGCAAAATCAAGACGGAAGCTACAGTCTCCGGTTCCCGAGATTCCTGAGATTCCGTGGATTTGAAGCAGGCGAAAAGATATAGCCCTGCTTATTCCGAGCACAGGCCACCCCGGGGTGGCTTTTCTATTATACTCACTGATCATACACAGGCCCCCCGGTAAATACTTTACCATGTTTTTAACATATCTAATGTTTTTGGTGGCGCTGTGCCTTAGCTCAGTTGCTGCGTTTTATAGTATAATAGGCCTAAGTGCCATATTCGCCGGTGCCGTCGTCCCCATTCTAATCATGGGATCTATTCTTGAGGTCGCCAAGCTTACTGTCACAGTGTGGCTGCATGAATACTGGCCGCGAGTGCACTTTACCATGAGGGCTTACTTGGTATCGGCAGTTGCTGTGCTCATGCTGATTACGAGTATGGGCATTTTTGGATTCTTGAGCAAGGCCCACAGCGATCAAGGTTTAGTTAGCGGCACAGTGTTAGCCAAGATTGCCATCTACGACGAAAAGATCAAAACTGGGAAGGACAATATAGATGTCAATCGCAAGGCGCTCAAACAGATGGATGAGGCAGTGGATCAGGTCATGGGCCGCTCATCAGATGAAAAGGGTGCCGATAAAGCGGTACAGATTCGTAGAGGGCAGCAGAAGGAACGTGGCAGACTACTTGCCGATATCGAAGCCGAGCAGAAAAAAGTTAGCCAGCTTGTGGAAGATCGAGCGCCCGTGGCAGCAGAGGTTCGCAAAGTTGAAGCAGAAGTTGGACCAATCAAATACATAGCAGCATTGATCTATGGGGACAACCCGGACAGCAATACTCTAGAGCGGGCAGTAAGATGGGTAATTATTATACTGGTACTGGTGTTTGACCCACTGGCCGTGATGATGTTGTTATCGGCAACTGAGAGTTTAAAATGGGAACGCGAAAAAAAAGAAGCTAACACCCAGCCCAAGGAAGAACTACCGCTGCCGGCTGATCCCCCGGCCAATGACATACATTCTTGGCCCACGGAATGGGCCGAAGAGACATATCAATTTGAAAAACCTACTCCAGTGCTGCCAGTTGAAGAACCCACTGCGGTAGTCGAAGAACCAGTTGCAGAGGTTGAACAACTCGATCCAGATTATGTTGATATTGAACAAACCGTAGATGAATCATCTAAGGAAGCCAAGCGTCGGTGGAAAGCTGAGGATGGAGCGCATAGAATCAAATCCACTATCCGTATGTACGAGAAGGGTTTAATTGACCGCCTGCCTTGGGAAGACTATATAGATGTGCCGGATAATAATCGAGATGTGCTGTTTGGTAACATCTGGCCTGAACAACCAGAAAAAGGTGATCAGTTCATCCGAATCGACTATAAACCCACCAAGGTTTACAAGTATAATAGTGTAAGATGGATAGAAGTAGATAAAACAGTAAATGGTAGATATGCATATAATACAGCGTATCTTGATTACTTGATTGATCGAATCAAGTTAGGTGAATACAATACTGATTTACTAACCGATATTGAACGTGCACAAATTGAAGCCCACTTACAACGAGAAACTGGTCAATGAATGAAACGCAACTCTGTAGTTTTTGTAGTAAACCCAAAGATGCAGTTGCAAAACTGATTGTTAGTGATTCAGTTGCAATCTGCAATGAATGTGTAGCATTATGCACTGACCTCCTAGTGGACGAGCATGACAATCTAGTAATTGCTCCGGCACCGGAAGATCCTAAGAAAATGGATCCAATGAATCTCAAAGAGTATTTGGATCAGTATGTGATTGGCCAGGATCAAGCCAAGATCATGCTTAGTGTGGCAATTATCAATCACTACAAACGGATCAGTTGCACTGATCCCGAACGCGAGATAAACAAAGCAAACATCCTTATGGTCGGTCCTACTGGCACGGGGAAGACCCTGCTGGCAAAAACTGTAGCCAAGTACCTGGATGTGCCATTTGCTATTGCCGATGCAACTAGTCTTACCGAAGCCGGGTATGTAGGAGATGACGTAGAAAGTCTTATCAGCCGCCTACATGCCAATGGTGGTAATGACATTGCTAAAACACAGCGAGGAATTGTGTTTGTGGACGAGATTGACAAGATTGCTCGCAAGAGTGAATCAGCATCAATCACACGCGATGTATCCGGCGAAGGTGTACAGCAGGCCTTGTTGAAGTTGGTCGAGGGCACCAAGTGCCGTATCCCTAGCACAGGTGGTCGCAAACATCCCACCGGAGAGATGACCGAGATTGATACCACTAACATTTTGTTCATTGCAGGCGGCGCATTTGTTGGGCTTAGTGGAATTGTAAAAAGTCGTATTAATGGAACCACTATTGGGTTCACTGGGTCTGTTAGCACACGGGAAGATGTAGACCTGGATCTTGTAAATCCCGATGACCTTGTGCGCTTTGGTCTCATTCCTGAATTTGTGGGCCGTTTCCCGGGCATTGTTACTTTGAAAAAGCTTGAGCGTGTAGACATGGTTCGTATCCTAACCGAAGTCAAGAACAATTATATTGACCAGTATCAGTGGTTGTTTGAACAAGATGGTGTTGAGCTAACATTTACTACCGCAGCATTGGATACACTTGTAGATCGAGCTATGACATTGGGCACTGGTGCACGAGCACTGCATAGCGAGATTGAACGCACATTGATGCCGCACATGTTTAATCTACGCCGGTATGTTGAGCGTGGGATTACCGGCATTCAAATAGACGTAGACAATATAAATACTCCAGCTGCATTGTAATGGAGATAGTATCTTGAGCTCAAAGGGAAGAATTGTTTTTGTTGGCGCCGACGGCAACGTTGATCGTGCCTTGAGAAAATTTAAGAAAAAGGTGCAAGAAGATGGCACCCTCCTAGAACTTCGAGCTCGAGAAAGTTATATCAAACCCACAACACGGCGCAAAATTGCTGCTCAACAAGCACGTAGTCGTTGGCTAAAGCATCTTGCAAGCCAAACTTTACCAACCCGCAAATTCTGATTGTACATTGAATTTCAACTTGAAAAGGCGTCGTATTGGTCTCGCAATATTCTAGATCATATACTTGTTGAACTTGAGAATTGGTCAACCAAGCACGATGCTCCGCACAGATACAAACTTCACAAACAAACCATCCGTGTGACCTTCGATGATGATAGGTTCTACACCTTGTTTACTATGTCCTGGGCAAATGATGTTTGGGCAGATTACAAACTGATTGTTGACCTAAATAACAGACATAGCTGATAATTTCATGTATAAATACACTTGTAGTGCCCATGGTGGGGCTACACACAATAGTCAACTTGCCTAATAGGAGATAAACATGACTAAAATCACTTCGTTTGACCTTTCCCCCTGGTACCGTAATTCGGTTGGTATTGATCGATTGTTTGATCGCATTACTACCCAACTGGATACTGCTGCCAACAACAACTATCCCCCTTACGACATTATCAAGACCAGCGACAATCTCTATGAGATTCGTATTGCTGCGGCTGGATTTACTCGGGCCGAGATTGATATTGAACACCATGATGGACGTTTGCTTGTCACTGCTGCCCGCGGTGAGAAAGCACGTCCAGAAGTAGAATATCTGCATCATGGAATCAGTAATCGTAGTTGGATTCGTAGTTGGACGTTAGCCGATTATGTCGAGGTTAAGGACGCTGTCATGAAAGACGGCATTCTAAGCATTCGTCTTGAGCACGTGGTTCCCGAAACCATGAAGCCCAAGAAGATTGTAATCGCGTACGATACTCAATAATTGTAAATAAACAGCAAGGGTCGCAATGACCCTTGCCTTAACAGGAAGAAAAACATGGCTCAATCAGAAGTCAAAGCTCGTATTAAACCTAGTGAATCAGTAATCATCCCGCCGTTGTTTAGGGTAATTTATATTAATGACAATCAGACCAGCCAGGAGTTTGTGATTGAAAGTCTAATCCAGCATTTCAGATATGAGCCCGATGCTGCTGAAAAAATTACCATGGACATTCACGAATCTGGTTCAGCAGTGGTGGCCATATTGCCTTACGAGATTGCTGAACAAAAGGGAATTGAGATCACTATCTCGGCCCGCACCGAAGGTTACCCCTTACAAATCAAACTTGAACCCGAAGCCGGTTAATATGAATATTATCTTTTCTAGCCGCGCTGATGCCGAAAACCTTGCAACCAAGTACACAGTGTTGGAACTTGACACACTATGGCGGCCGGGTAAAGAACAGCCCGAAACAGCTTGGTGCCTGCTAGATCAAGTGGCTTTACCGGATCTTTCGACCTTAGCTCAGTATCGAGACTTACACAACAACATGATGCGCAATTACCAATTGCGCAATTGGAAGTACTGTCAAGATGCGCTAGAGCATTTGATTGGACGTTGGCAGGGAGAACTTGACAGCTTCTACAAAAATATGTCTGCCCGTGTCACGAAATATCAGCAGACTGAGCCAGCAGCGGACTGGTCCAGCTTATTAGACTCTGCTGCTTAATATTACCAACCCATGGATATTGTTTACAGATACTAGCATATCTTTTGGGTTGATACTGTTGTAAATTTTGGATTATTAGAGTAAATCTCTCCCGGGGCGGTCCGACAGCCGAGTATCCGTCCTTAATAAATCGATTATGCATTTTAAATAACGGGCCGCCGGGGTCTTGTTCAAGCTTGATCTGTTGGGCTACTATGCTGTCTTTTATATTGGTATCTAACTCTTGCATTAATGTTTTTTCAAACGCCTCGCTGAAAAAATGCTGTTGGTTATGTAATACAATCTGTTGACATTGCTCTAGTTTCTTTTGAAAAGCTATAGTATCGAGTTGAGACAGTTCGTATATTAGTTTGATAATTTTTTCTAATCGTTTATTTTCATCAACTTCGTCATCATAACTCTCGTCCCAGATTGAATCAAACGTTTGAAATCCGTATCTCTGTAAATATTTCAACGACCCGGGTCCAGCAAATACAATAAACGGCTGTAACATCACTATGGGCTTGAATATTTTTTCTGTAAGATGAACTCTTTGATCAAACACTGTTTCGGCTACAAGATGTATAGCGGAATCACAGTCATTAACATCAATAGTTGCACTAGCATCACTAGATATACCTAATTGATTTTTCCAGTCATGTTTAACATGAGTTTGAATTGGGCGAAGAAGATCTATTATGTGTTGTCGATACTGTCTTGATCCTGTAAAAGATCTTGCATATAGTAAAAATCTATGAGACCAACTTAATCGAATGTTAATGTCGGCGTGATGTTTCCAGTGTCGATACCAATCTCGTGCTATAAATCCGTGCCAAAAATAATGGCATTCAATCATGCCTAGTTCTGTTAGATATTGAATGCCTGGACTATTTTCTTCACTGTGACACACGATTGGCCACAAGGTCGACTCGCCGACTGTTACAGTCAAGTACTCTTCGATAGTAAAATGTGGTAGCCCGGAATATTTTCTCGACTCGAGATGCTGAGCGTAATAAGTATCTGCAGCATCAATCATAAATGGTTCTTGATCATGTAAGACCATTGAACCATACATGTTCCAGATCCCCACATCCTTAATAAATTGTTTTTTATCATATAACGATATTAAGTCATCGAACTTTTTGGAACCATGTACGTTAAACTTATAAGGCATTACTTGGGTTTTATCCCAACCGTAATGTGAATTAAAGATTGTATAGAAATTATCAACGGAGAACATATATGCAAATTGGTTTTATTGGACTAGGAAAGCTCGGACTAGAATGCGCCGAGGTGTTTGCTGAACGCAACACAGTGCGGGGATACGATATTTACCCACGCACAAGCAGCTTGGTAAAAGTATGTGACATTGACGAAGTGGTCAATGAAAGCGACTGGATTTTTATCGCAGTACCGACCCCGCATGCTGAGGGTTACGACGGAAGTTTACCTAGCAGTCACAAGGAACCACGAGACTTTGGGCATGATGCAGTTAAAGCGGCCATTGCTCAAGTCAACAAGTACGCAAAGTCACCAAAGAAGGTTGTGTTGATTAGTACTGTACTACCCGGTACTACCCGTCGTCACTTTATTACCTTGCTGGACAAGAAGCATCAGTTCTTGTACAACCCTTACCTTATTGCCATGGGATCAGTAAAGTGGGACATGGTCAATCCTGAGATGATTATGATTGGCACTGAAGATGGCAACCCCAACACCTTGGCACAAGAGTTGATTGACATTTACCGCCCCTTGATGCAAAACAATCCTCGTTACGAGATCGGCACCTGGGATGAATGCGAAGCAATTAAGATTTTCTACAACACGTTTATTTCTGCCAAGGTGGGTCTTGTCAACATGATCCAGGACTTTGCTATGCGTATTGGTCATATCAATGTGGATGTGGTGACCAATGCACTGTCCAACTCTACTATGCGTATCATGGGACCCAAATACATGACTGCTGGTATGGGGGATGCCGGTGCCTGTCATCCGCGCGACAACATTGCACTGCGTTGGCTAGCAGAAGAGTACGATGTTGGGTATGACTTGTTTGACACTATCATGTCTGCTCGTGAAGCACAGGCCAAAAATCTTGCCATGTTCTTGATCGGGCAGAGCAATCGTCACTGCTTGCCTATTGTAATCCATGGTAAAGCATACAAGCCCAATGTAGCTTATTGTATTGGTAGTTACTCAACGCTGATCGGGCATTACATTGTTGAAGCTGGGCATCAGGTGGTATACATTGATCCACTTGCTGATGATCCTACTGATGTTGTAGCTGATGTTGACTATGCAGCAGTAATCCTTATGGCACATAACCGCAAGATTACATACGGTTATACTGGGACAGAAGCCGACGATCCCGACTACTTTAAATTCTGCCCAGGATCTGTGATTGTTGATCCGTTCCGCAAAGAACCGGATCGTGAAGGTATGACGGTAGTACATTATGGCAACACACGAAACAAGTAAGTATAACATTACTATTTTCTGGGACGATGAGTTTAAAAGGCTTGAGTATATCAAGGAGCCTTTTAATGATCCTGTCAGCGTAAACACCTGGATTAGTCAAGGTTACCAAAGTAAAATTACTGGTGACTTGTGTGACATGCGCCATCGTTTGCCCGATTGGGCCGGCAGATTCATCAAATATTACGAAGATCTAGGCTGGCAGGATGTAGGACTTGCATTCTATCGCATGCATACCGGAACAGTTATGCCTAACCACAGTGATTTATATCGACGGTACATTGAGTTGTTTGATCTAGCAGGACGCGAATCTACAATTCGTCGAGCACTGGTGTTACTTGAAGACTGGAAGTCCGGCCACTATCTGGAAGTCATGGGCAGTCCGGTTGTAGAGTGGTCTGCTGGCACTGTGTTAGAGTGGACGTATGATACCCCACACATGGCAGCAAACATTGGCCTTGAAGATAGATATACCTTGCAGGTAACCGGTCACTTATGAAAATTCACAGCTACAATGAGTGGGACACGCTGAAAGAAATTGTAGTTGGAACAGCAACCAATGCCAACTGGCCGTTGCATGATCCTGTGTTTGCGCTAGAGAGTAAGAAAACTACATGGCATGAGACCCCGGTGCCAAACGGCCCTGTACCACAGTGGATTATTGACGAGACAAATGAAGACCTAGACGGCCTGGTTAAAATTTTGCAGCAAGCCGACGTTACTGTGCACCGTCCCAAGGACCTGGACTTTGTTGGCTACGACGGCATGTATAACTATTGCCCACGTGACCGCTTGTTGATTGCAGGCAATTGTATTATTGATCCTGTTATGATGTATCCTGCCAGGGATATTGAACTAGCTGCGTTAGGATGTGTTATACAACGGAACGAGCTAGTGACCATGCCCAGGCACTGGGGAATAGTGTTAGATGCTGCAAATATCTGCAGACTTGATGACACCTGGTTGTTTTTAGAATCAAGTTCGGGCAACCGTGCAGCAGCAGTATGGTTACAGGCACGTTTCCCTGAGATTCATATTGAGTTATGCAACTTCTATGCAGGTGTGCACATTGACTCCACTGTGGTTCCGTTGAGAGAAGGTGTAGTCATGCTAAATGCCAGTCGCGTAACTCCGGACACAGTGCCCAAATGCCTGCGATCCTGGACACAGATTTGGATCGATGACTGTGTACCACAACAGTTCTACCAGTATCCATACGCATCAAAGTGGATTGGTATGAACACACTCAGCATCAATCCCGACACTGTGATTGTAGATGCAACACAAACTGATATTATTAAACGACTAGAAGCAATGAAGTTTACTGTAATTCCTCATACCTTACGACACAGTAGAACACTAGGGGGCGGATTTCATTGTGTTACCCTAGATACCTGGAGACAGAATGATTGATACACAAGTGTTTGGAAATCTAATAGAAACACAAATCAAATTAGTAGTTGAGCAGCAGGTAGCAACTCAAATTGCCGAGCGTGACTGGTTTGACACAGTTGAGGCCAAGGTTACCAAGTACATCCAGGATCGGATCACTGCCAAATTCCGTAGTCTTGAATCGGTTCCTGAACTTATTGACACTGTGAAGACCAATGTTCAGAGCTTGTTTGATCAAGGGCGCATTCCCGGGATTGATGCATACGTTGACCAAGCAACAATAAACACTGCAATTGATTTGGCAGTGCAAACACTTGTTTCGGAGTCGATTGAAAATCTAAGTCAGGATGACGCTTGGGTCAAGAAAATTGAACAGTTGGTTAATCATCAAATGGCCACTAAACTGTTTGAGAGATTGAGCAGTATTGATCTTGATGCAATGGTAGTAAAGCATATTGATTTGAGTATTGACAAGTGGCATGCTCGAATAACTGACAACTTTGCTAGTCGTGGTATTGTGGACCAGGCTCAGGACGTGCAGTTAGTGATCACAGATGAGACTGTGTATATCAAACCACATTTGGTAACGAATTCAGTTAAGATTGAAACTGATGCACATGTTGATGGGTCTCTCTCAGTTAACAACTTGCTGGTACGCGGAATCATCAACACCGATAACCGCAGTTGGGACGAGATTACTAACCGTGCTGCCGCTCAGGCGGTTACCCGCATTGGGGATAGTTGGAAGACTCAATTAGTTGACCAAGTTCTGGAGCTGGCAAAAACACAAGGTATCGGGTTCGACCATGTAACTATCAATGGTAACCCGTTGTATACTGGTAATACGCTTACTCCGGATATTACAGAATCTAACATACAAAAAATTGGTGTGCTGCGTGACTTGCATGTGGATGGGCACACCGAGCTTAACCAAACTCTAAACGTACATCGGCGGCGCGTGGGTATCAACACAACTGATCCCGAAATGGCCCTGAGCGTGTGGGACGAAGAAGTATCGATTGTGGCTGGCAAGATCAAACAAGGCCAGGCTTACATTGGTACCGGTAGATTACAAAATTTAGCCATTGGAATTAATCGAACACCCTTGATGGAATTTGACACCGACGGGTTAACCACAATCAAGCAACTCAGGATAGGGCAACACAGGATCAGTTATGCACCTGGGGTTCCTGGATATATGGGAACTCGTGGTGACCTGGTGTTTAACTCTGATCCCAAACCCAACACACCTTTTGCTTGGGTATGTTTAGGCGGGGTCAAGTGGCAAACAATTAAAGGTGCATGATGCGTGTTAACTGGGTATTTGCTACCGGCTATAATCTTGATCCAACTGTAAACATTGAGCAATTAAAGTCCTGCGGCCCTACCTGGGGAAGCTGGAGTACTTGGCGCGGGTGTGGAACTGACAACGTAATATGTCACGATCAAACCAAGCTACAGCAATTACTTCAACGAAACTTCCAGGCCAATTGCAATTTTTACATGCCAAACAACTTGTATGGTGATTTGGGGCGCCCACACGGGGTCAGGATATACAACGGAGAATATCTAGCCGAATTGGACAACATCGAGGATATAATTTCATTGCACTTGGTTGCCCCAATTTCGGACATTGTGCTGCTAGCCGGGTTTAATTTGGCAAAGTTGATCCCGGTAGAGGATCGATTCGAGTTGCACAAAATTCGTAATTATCACGGACTGATTCGAAGTACTATTGCAACCAGCCCCACAGTACAATGGGTAGTGGTTGATCATCCGGCTGAATTGGATAAAGCTTATCGTGAACTTGACAATATAACTTGCGATACAATGGAAAATGTGTTACAATTGATCACTTAACACACTCTATACAAGGCTGTACAATGACTGGTCGTATTGGATTTTGCTGCAAATGGCTAGACAATGTCTCGGAGGTTAAAGGCATGAAAGTAAATGCTGCCAACAGAGAACTGAATGGTCGAAGTACCACCATGCGATGGCTGCGTGAACACCCGCTAGAAGCTGAACAACGGCAGTGGGACATCATGAATCATAATACCAGTGCGGCTGTCAAGATGATTGAACGTGTAGCGCAACTGCCTGCTGAACGTAGGATGGTGCGTATAGGATCGGAAATGCTCCAGGGCTATACTGAAAAAGACTGGAAGGCATGGTGGCAACAGTCCGATGTACAAAGTCATCTTGCACGCATCTTTGCTCCTGTTGGCGAAACAGCACGTAGACTAGATGTCAGACTCAGCTTTCACCCAGGACAGTTTTGTGTGTTGGCCAGTGAGAATCCGGGTATTGTAGAACGTTCGATAGAGGAGTTTGAATATCATGCAGATATGGTCAGGTGGATGGGATACGGCAAGACTTTCCAGGACTTTAAAATCAACGTACACATCTCAGGTAAACAAGGTCCCGCCGGTATTCGAGCTGCTATCCGACGTCTTAGCCCCGAAGCAAGAAACTGCATCACCATCGAAAATGACGAAAACTGCTGGGGGATTGATAGCAGTCTTGAACTTGCTGAACACTGTGCCCTTGTACTTGACATACATCATCACTTCATTCGCACTGGAGAGTACATCCAAGCATCAGATGATAGAATTAAGCGAATAATTGATAGTTGGAGAGGGGTAAGGCCGGCAATACACTTCAGCCAAAGCAGAGAAGATGTGCTGGTTGATCATGCTGTTGATGTGCTGCCAACCATGACTACATTATTGGCACAAGGATATAAAAAGCAAAAATTAAGAGCCCACAGTGACTTTATGTGGAACACTGCTTGCAACAAATGGGCACTAACACATCTGGAATGGGCCGATATTCAAGTCGAAGCCAAGGGTAAAAACTTAGCTAGCCAACAACTGTATGACTCTTGGACTATGTAATTTTTGTCATTGACTTAATAATGATAACTAATGGTTGTTATATACCCACATTGAAACCTCTTGTATGCCATTACATGTTATCCAGACACTCACAGATCCACTGACCCGACTAGTAGCCGATGATCCGGTTAGGCCTGAGATCCCATTGGATTTTAGGGTGTCACGCACTTCTGAAATATTTGTATTACAGAATAATGAAACTATGGAACCGGAAGCAGTTGTTTGCTGTGCATACAAAGATCATGTACCGTCAGATACTTATGAGCTATCTTGTGCAACTGATCTGGCTACCACCGTGGCTGTATTTTATACCATCTGGAGTTATCGGCCTGGCGCTGGCCGCAGGCTAATACGCAGTGCAGCCGAGTGGATACGAAAAAATCGGACCAACATTACCGAGTTTGTTACACTTAGTCCGCCAACTGATATGGCACGTATCTTCCATCTTCGCAATGGTGCCAAAGAGTTTAGGATCAATGAGAATACAGTGAACTACCTGTATTCCGTCGAATAATTATTTTGCAACTGGCTTTTTGCGAGCCGGCTTTGCTGAAGGTTTGGCAGCAGGTTTAGCAATTGGTTTAGCAACAGGCTTTGCTGCTGGTTTAGCAACAGGTCTGGTTGCCGGCTTTTTGCGAGCCGGTGTCATAACAGGTGCAGCAGCCACAGGAACTGGCGCTGCAACAGGTGCCGGGACAGTAACGACAGGTACTTCTTCTACTGGTTTCTCTTGTGCCGCAGGCGACTCTATCTTGTACGGTGCTGCTGATAATTTTCTAATTTGTTCAATTTGATCGTCAGTTAATGGTCCATCATCTGGTTCGTATGCCGGGGTACTCTTCTTGCCAAATAAAAATTCTCGAATTGTTTTGAACATGGGTTCACTCCTTGAGCTATATTTACTTCCTAGTTGAATGAATCAGGATTTTTTACACAGAAAGGCAAACTGATGTTGCGTTGCAGCATAAATATATGTTATACTGCTACAGTATTATAGACAACAAGGTGCTGCATGGTGCAGGTCCTGTCTGTCTTGAACTCGCTTATTCCCAAGGAGAATATTATGGAATTTACTAAAATCAACCCCGCCGAACTGTTTGATGCTACTATCGTAATTGATACTATCGAAAAAACTACCAAGTCTACTGTTTCGATGATTACAGATGAACGTACCCGTGAAGCTGTTGATACAATGACTACTGCCGGCATTGCTATGTGCCGTGCACAGCAGGCAGCATTCTCTGCATATAGTGATTCAATCAAGACTATCTTCCGAGTTTAATCGGCTGTAGTTAACTTACAGGGCCTGTGCGTGTATGCTATATACACGTACAGGCTTTTGTCATTATGGCGACCATACCACTCGAAGACCCCTTATACTCTCTCTATACTGCTGAAACCCGCACTGCTGGAATATACGTGTTCATGGGACCCGTGGATGCAGAAACCATACGGCCCATTGTTGAATGGATCCTGTGCGAAAACTATGTTGTAAAGAAAAAACGCAAAGAACTCTTGCTAATGATTTGCAGCGAGGGCGGAGACACAGCAGCAGCATTTGCACTGATTGATGTAATGAAGTCTAGTCGTGTTCCGATCAAAACTATCGGCCTGGGCATGATTGCATCTGCTGGATTGTTGATTTTCCTTGCTGGCACACCCGGCCGTAGACTACTAACACCCAACACCAGCATCCTGAGCCATCAATTTAGTTGGTACAATGAAGGCAAGGCACATGAGCTGTTTGCCACAATGAAAGAGTTTGAGCTGACGCAGAACCGCATGGTTGCGCACTACCAAGCTTGTACTGGGCTAACAGAAGCAAAGATTAGACAACACCTGTTGCCACCACAGGATGTATGGCTTAGTGCACAAGATGCACTAACGTTGAAAGTCTGCGATCATGTTGCAGACTTGACTCATTAACGCTTCTTGCGCCCAAAGACTGATGCATTAACACCGGCTCCGCGATCAGGGGCAGGAGCACGTCTAGCAACAACCTTGCTACGAGCTTGGTCGACAGTGTCAAGTTGATCATTGTCGGCAGAAACACCCGGGGAAGCAGGGAAGTCGGCAGTGTCGGCCTCTTTTGGTCCTTCTTCCTTGTTGGGCACCAACTTGGGTTCCTTGTTGATATTGAACACTAGTTTACCACTGGAACTGGATGTCGAGCTGTAGCTCTTTGCTGCCTCGAGTGTAACTTCCGTGAACAACTTGCTGGGCCATACAGTTGTGAATCCTTGGATCACAAACTCGCCATTCTTGGCCTTGCTGGCGTTGGTGTACATCTGCACAAACGCCGAGTGGTTAAGAATGTCTGCAGCAGCATCGCTGAAGTTGGTTTTCATGTTGATCTCGTTAATCACCTTGTAAGCAATTGAACTAACCAAGTGATTCATTGGCACAATCTTACTGGGATCATCTGCAGTGCGTTCTTTGTAGATCTTTTTTAAGTTGTCAGTAAGATCAGTATCATCAATATTGAATCCCTCTACCCCGGCATACTTTTTCAATGACATTACTTGTTGTGCTTCGTCGGGCGTGATCATATCATACTGCATGGCAAGATTCAGCGGGCCAGAGTTATGATCACCTTTGTCAATCACTTCTAAGATGTCAATAATATCTCGATACTTTTTACCGAAATCAGACATTCCGGCTGCTTCAAGTTCTCGCACTGCAACCAACAGGTTAACAGAACTGGCCATAGCTCCCTTGGCACCCTTGCTGGACAATTTGATTTGCTTGCCGTCTGGACTGACCAACAAGCTATCATACAGGCCACCGGAAACATTTTGGTTAAAGCTGACTGTACAATCCGAGTAACCATTCTTGCCCATGAACAAGGCCGCAGCTTCGGCTGCATTTCCTGACACCGCGCCACCATTGATCAACACAATAGGTTGCAGCATTTCACAGAAGTAGTCTCGGAAGCCTTTGAAGTCCATGTTGCCACCGGGCACAGTGACAGGAAACGTGCGAGCATTGGAAATAATTACAGCAGCCTGATATTCGTCGCTATCTTGTCCGAACTTGGTGGCAATTTGCGCTAATATACTTTTAGGAGTCTGATTTTTAAAGTCTGTTAACACGTCACTGGGTTTGTATCCAGCTTTTTCTTTGGACCCACGAGCATCAGTTTGACTAAAGTTTCCCGGAATGTCTTTGGTTTGGAAGAAAGTGTTTTGCGTTTTAACTGGTTTGATGTCTCTGGCAAACTTGGCCAAGTACCGTGTGCCTACCGCAGTGTCAAACGTAGCAATACCAAATGCTCGTAGGCCGGCTGTGGGCTGATTGATTTTTTCAATCGGATGCCCGACCCGTTTCTGTACTTGATCAAACGCAGCCATGGTAGCTTCTTCAGTGGGATAGCTGCCGACTTTGGGATAGAACTCCAAGCTTTGGAATACAATTTGGTCATCAGCCTCGCTGCTGCGGGCATACGACGAGCCAGGTAAACGGGCACTGAGTCCGCGGCTTTCGCTAACATAATCGAGTAGGTTGAGTAAGTGTCTCATTGTTTTTTCCAGGAAGTTGTGTTATACTTATCAAACACTTATTAATAATAAAGGATTTAATTATGCCCAATCTTGTACCCATCGTCCTCGAAAACACCAGCAAGGGCGAACGCAGCTACGATATCTACAGTCGACTACTGCGAGATCGAATTATCATGTTGGACACCGAAGTTAGCAGTCACTCGGCTAGCCTTGTTGTGGCACAAATTTTGTTCTTGGAAGCAGATGACCCCGAGAAGGATATTCTTCTCTACATCAACAGTCCCGGTGGATCAGTAACAGCAGGCATGAGCATTTATGATACCATGCAGTTTGTCAAGTGTGACATTGCTACTATTGTCATGGGCCAGGCAGCTAGCATGGGGTCACTGTTGGCAGCGGCAGGTGCTCCGGGCAAGCGCAGTATTTTGCCCAATGCACGGCACATGATCCACCAGCCCTTGGGCGGCGCATCGGGCCAGGCCACTGACGTTGAGATTCAGGCCCGCGAGCTTTTGCGATGGAAGCAAGTGCTGACCGATATATATGTCAAGCACACAGGGCAAACCTTTGAACAGCTTAAATCGGACATGGAGCGTGACAACTTCATGACCGCAGAGTCTGCTGTAGCATACGGGCTTGCTGATCGGGTGGTAACAGCACGGGTATAGCATGTTTTTTAATCTAGCACAACAACACAAACCAAACTTTGTAGCACACTGGCCCTTGGGGAGCCTTGTGCTCAACACTGACGCAGGTTGGTGTCAGGTTGATATTGACCACTACACCTGCGTGTACAAGGGATATGCTGAGGACTACAGGCTTGCAGATGGTATCCAGAATTTGATACATCAGACAGTACCCCGGGACCTTGGTAATTTTTGTGTAGTTGTGCTAGATAATGTTTCTGGGGAAATATTCTTTCGCACTGATCTGTACCGTAGCTTCCCAATATGGCAACATGAGTCGGGCGAGATTACCAATCTTGTAACCGGCAAACAAACATTCTGGACCGACAGCCTGATCACAGTTGATCAATCGTTAGCAGTACAGGAACAAAAATTTGATATAATTGGCACAATCGACGATTCAGAGTTGTCAGTCAAGCAGGTGGTATCAATGATCAACAGTCGGCTTCTTGCGCGTGCCCAACAATTTGTCGACAACAATCCCGGTCGGATCAACGTCTTTTTAAGTGGCGGTGTGGACACCATGTTGGTGTTTGGTTTGTTGCAATCAGTAACTTGCAACTATCGAATAATTTCTGGCAGTGGTATTGAATTCGATGAGTTTTGGTTAAAGAACTCGGGCACAATTACCAAGAACTTCTGGGGCTATAGCCAAATCCATCACTGGAGAGCTCCGTCTATACTAGCATCGGGCGCCCCAGGTGATGAGTTCATGTTGCGTAGTCCAACCACACTTGATCTCTATCTTAAATATCACGGCATCGATACTGCAACTGAACTGGAAAAGCCCGAGTGGAGTGACTGCCTGCACTACAAGTATTTTCATAGGCCCAGCAACCAAGCAATTTTCCATCGCCAGGGTGTTAATCGCGCCCAATCTCGTACCGAACTTGTTCAGTCACTGTGCAACATCATCGTCAACGACTGGCAACACTGGCATCTTGGCAACACACTGACATGGACACCGTTACGGGATCTTGAGATATTCAAGTTGATTCTTCGTTTACCACTGACTGCTGCAATGGATCAAATTTTCAACAGCACCATCTCATGTCAGCTGATCGAGAAAAACTCTCCGGGCGCGACCAAATGGATCAGCACTCACAAGAACAGCGATAACCCGTTGGAAAATCTGTGTGATTTCCTGCTGCCCAAACTGCCTAAAATTTGACCAATAATTCAACTTCTGCTATACTACTTGAATAACGTAACAGGAGCGCACTATGAGATATCCATTCACTTACCGTGTAGTCACAGAATATTCTAGTAAGGAAGATGCCGAGATCGACGAGAAAGGCCGCCAGGTGTTGTTCAAAACCAACAACTATCTAGTCGCACGAAAAGAGTGCATCGAGTGGGCGGCCTATGATGACATCCTAGTCCAAGTCCTGGGCCCTTATGGAAATGTTAAATTCTCCTGTGATGGCGCATCCGAAGCCTATGATCGCTATCCTAAGACCGCAGAATTGGTTGACCAATAATTCCCGATCTGCTATAATAGCTTTATACAGTTAGCAACTAGGAGCAAGAAATGCGTACCAAAACTTTGATCCCGGGTCTCAAGAACAGCCAAAAGATCCGTGCGATGCTTAACGGTGTGGGCATCTACATGACAGTAGGCGAAATTGCCGGCAAGTTCGCTACTTCGGCACACTGTATTGCAGTGTGGACGGTGACTGAAAAACTAGTTAGTGACCGTCGTATTGCTCGTGAACTCGGCTGGCTTCTCCCTACAGGCCTGGCCTTGCGCCTGGATAGCAACAGCCCGGGCTACCGCGGCACCGAAATTGACGTTCAGATTGACCTGCTGCCCGGTTGACCAGAAATGGCTCCTGTGCTATAATGTATGCTTACAGTGAAAAACAAGGAACGAACATGACTGAATTGAACATCAAAGCAGGAAACGAAATTGTGTACTCATCAGCAGCTGGTCGCCTCCGTGCTACCGTTGATGGCATCAGCATTGGTGCTACCGCGAAGCGTGGTCATTCTATTGCTTGGCTGCATATCACCACTCATGCCACCCGGAATCGTCCGTATCCTTCCCAGTTGCGCATCCCTGCTGATAATAACTCATTGCTGATGTTCAAGATCGAGTTGGCTTGACAATAAATCAGCCCTGTGCTATAATGTATGCTTACAGTGAGAAACAAGGAGCAGGACATGGCTTATAAGATCATCGCTAGCAAGGAACAGATGGACGAAATGCGCGTCAAGTACGGTCCGCGCAAGGGCTTGGAAGGTCCGTTCAACTTCAGTGGGCGTGTTCTGTATTACGATGTCAAGGAAGGTCAGTACTATGATCCGTCCAGCGACTTTTACTTGGAACAGTCCGAAATGGACATGATCAATAACCGTTTAGTCGACATTCTTAGGAAATAACATGAGCAAAATGGCTGAACTCCACATGGAGATCAACGATGCGTTGGCTAGCGGCTACAATCCCCGGCTGATTGCTGCTGCACTGAGCATCCCACTAGACTGGGTACTGGCCGAGGAAGCAAATCTGCTGATGTCGCAGCCCGTGGACTTGGACACCTACGATGAGCAAGTTTCATACGGTTGACCAATAATTCAAGTTCTGCTATAATAGCTTTATACAGTTAGCAACTAGGAGCGAACATGAACAAACAATGCTACATCAGATTCTACCAGGACCTGCACCTCCTATATGACGACCGTTATATCAGACTCTCCTTGTTCAGGGTTGAAGATGGGGATCTGTGCTGTCATCTAGGCGGGCCTGTTGGCTGGGAACTCAGCTACACAGGTCCCGAAGCTGAGGACAAGTTCAATGCCGTGTTGGCCCTGGACCGTGAGCTGACCTGGGATGACTTGAAGCGGCTGGGATTCACACAATACGGTTGACCAATAATTCAAGTTCTGCTATAATAGCTTTATACAGTTAGCAACTAGGAGTTGGAAATGAACGCAACGACAATGACCAAGATTGAGCAACTTTACAGCATCTTCTGGGACATGTACAAGGATGCTCATGGCGTCCGGCCCCGTGGCATCAACACCGACTCCTGGACTGAGAGCCAGTTCAACAAGGAAATTGATGCCTTGGAGATCGTGATCCGCAACAACGAGGCCCTGCGTCGTGAGGACGAGGCTGCGGCAATCCTCAAGTTTGAGGACAGTGTGACCAATCTCATGCACACAGGTACCAACCGTGAGCGGGTCATTGCTTGGCTCATGGATGCCGAAAATGCCGGCGGCGATTTTGAGTACTTTTGTTACCGTAACGGTCTCCCGTACGGTTACTTCAACAGGAACACGCAATGATCAAACAACACCACGAGCAGACGGCTTTCATAATTTTTATTATGATCGTAATTGGGCTGCTGCTGATTGGTATATTAAATCTCATCATTACATGATGCGCAAAATTGATCTAGCAGTTATTGGTCTGCTTGGCTTGTTTGTGATCATGTATTTGGGTTTGTTTGTTGCATCATTCTTCTAAGCAGAGGGTGCCTGAGTACTTTACTCGATAAATAGAAACATGAAAGTTACCGACATACTTTACGAATCCGGACTTAGTCGAGTATTCTCTGCTACCCGTGATCACGATTACGGCACCATCACAGCATTTCGCTTTGCGCCAGATTGCGGTCTTGGAAAACCATACACTTACTCTGAGAACATTCGGCGTAATAAGAGTTTATTGGCAAAGTTGCGGGCCAGTGGATATGGTGTAACCTCTATCAAGGGCAGTTACATTGAAAACTACAACACAGAGAATGCTCGCGAAGTCGGCGAAAACTCGTTCCTAGTAGTCGACATGCAGGACCGAGGCAACTTAAAACAAACTCTTATGGCGTTAGGCGAAGAGTTTGACCAAGATTCTATCATTTTTGGTGCCGCAGGCGAAGTAGGTACTCTTATCGGAACCAATCATTGCGAAGATGGGTATCCGGGCTACCATAATGAAATCCCACAAGGCGGTGCTATCTTTGGTAAGTCCGGAGAGTTTATGAGCCGTGTCAATGGTAGACCGTTTGTGTTCGCCGAGACTACAGAATTAACAGAATACGGGGTTGCCAAATACCCCACTGAACTACGTGGCCCTGTTGCCACCGCTGCTAAAAACTGGAAAGACTTGTAAATGGGAACACGAAGCGCGATTGGTGTCATGCATGGTGATGTGTGCAAGGCCGTCTACTGTCATTATGACGGGTACCCAGAACACAATGGCCGGATCCTGTTCGACCACTACACCAGTGAACGGGCCAATGCCTTGGTATCTCATGGTAACATGAGTATCTTGGGCAAAGAGATCTACCCCGAGGACGACCTGCCGATGCATTCGTTTGGTAATCGACAGGCCGATGTTTGTGTGTTTTACAATCGAGATCGTGGAGATTATAATGAAACATGGCAGGTGTGTACCTCATTCGAAGACATGCTTGATCAATTCTCACATTGCCAGTTCTTCTATCTCATGCGAGACGGGGTGTGGTACGTTAGCGATGGTGGTGACACACCGGAGCTTTTGAGTGCAGTACTTGCGGCGCTTGTAGAAACCAAATAGCAAGATTTGCCCAATAATTCCCGTTCTGCTATAATGTATGCATTAAGGAACACAAGGGGTTAGCGATGAAGTTCTTGCAAGAAGTTACAGAGTGGTCCGGGCTTGCGCAGAATCATGTGTACATCATGAACGACAGCCGCACCAAGGCCATTGCTTATGTGCGGCTTGGTACCGACACTCCGTTTAAATTCTCCAGCCCCATGCGTATGAGCCTGCGCGGACGCAAGTTCGTTGAGGTCAAGAACGTGTGGGGCTTTTCTGATCCGGATCCGGAAGTGCCTACAGGCCGCACCTGGCAGGTGGCCGGCAGCAAGGGCACCGTGTATACTGTAAGTGAAGAAAATGGCAGCTTGTCCTGTACCTGCAGTGGATTCAAGTTCAGGGGCAAGTGCCGGCATCTAGAAGAAGTAGGCCCGGCCTGACTTTTGCAGCCAAAACAAAACCGCCCTAGGGCGGTTTTTCTTATGTGTTGTTCTGTTTAGAACGTAACACGCATGCCAACTCCCATGGCCTTTTCCTGGATGGTTTGGTAGCTGCGGCTAACGTCAAGGTCAACCGACAGGGCCTTGGTCAGCGGATAGCTCACACCAGCGAAAGCAACGGTTTGCTTGGGATTAGAACTGTCCCAGTTGAGACGGGTCTTGACACCACCAAATGCCCAAACTGGACCAAGCTTTGCACCAGTGCTGGCACCAACGAGGCCGTATTGGTAGTTGGCGCCCTTGGCACCGTTAAAGCCATTGTCATATCCAACGCCACCAAACACGGTAACAGGACCAAAGCCCTTGCCCACAGTGCCTTCGATGCTGTTGAGCATGCCACCCTTGCGGAACACAGCAGTGCGAACAGCCAGGTCAAGATTAAGACCAGCAGCGTCAGTACCTGCGCGGAAGTACTGAGCAGTGCTGGTAGCCTTGTTGCCAGTGTCCTTGACGCTGTCGATTTCCATTGACACGTAATTAGCAGCAGATGCAGTGGCAGAGGCCAGGGCGATCACGGTAGCAGTTAGAATTTTCTTCATGTTTCGTTTCCTTTTTCAATATGTTGATATGCTGTAATATTGCAGCATGAACTATTATATAGCACATTGGCGTGCGGAGTCAATGAATTCGGTGGTTTTTAAACAATTTAGCCGTTTTACTTGTATATTATTTTGTTTCTGCTATAATAAGATCAGTTGCGCAGAACACGCAACACTTAACTTAAAGGAAATTTTATGAAATTGATCAGCACCGATACCAAGACTTTCAAGGTTTTTCAAGCTCTCCAAGCCGGTGAGGCCCTTACCGCTGCTGCCGCAAGCAGCCGCTTTGGTGTAAAGAACTTGGCTGCTGAAGCCAGCCGTATCCGCCAGCATGGATTTGCTGTCTACGCTAACAGTCGTAAAGCCAGCAATGGTGTTAATGTTACCGAGTACGTGATTGGCAAGCCTTCGCGTAAGTTGGTTGCTGCTGGCTACCGTGCCCTCCAACTTGGTTTGGTTGACTAATTGAGCGCTGCCCAACTCCCAATGGGCACATAGTACATATAAAGCCCGCGCAATGCGGGCTTTCTTCTAGTTGCGCATAAATTTAATACGTGCTATAATATAGCAAGCGTGGACTTTTGAAGGGATTATGAATTATGGAATTATTTCTAGGGTTTGTAGCAGGGGTGATATCGGTTGTGATAACCATGGCTTGGCTTTTGTCCAAATGGGTTAAACGGGTAACAGCTCCCCCGCGTACAGAAAAAGTATCGATCCCGGCCCGTGTGGAAGAGATTGATGGCATGTTTTATGTGTACGATGCTCGTGACGGATCTTTTTTGGTGCAAGGACGCGATCAAGATGAGTTGATCCAGCGACTCATGGACCAAGGCGTTGTTCGACGTATTGTGCAAGCAGGAGACAAAGATGTTGCCACCGACACCGTTTGATTGGGTACGCTATTCAGGTGCATCAATTACCGTCACCGTCAATCCCTTGCACTGGCGCTGGCTCCCTTCGCTGCAACGCGAAACCAGTGCCTGGGATACTCCGGGACAGTACACCGGACGATTCACTTGGCTCATGCTTACTGTTAGAGTCTGGATCGATAATGGATCTTGGTAATTTTGTATTTTAATTTTTTAAAGGAATACGCAACGTGATGACCAATGCAATGAGTTCTATCCGTCCCTGGGAGCAACTTACCCTGTTATCAAACCCTTACCTTGATTCCGAGGAACTGCGACTAGGCGATGACCCTATTGCGCTCAGTGTGGCTAGCCACAGGCAGTTTGTAAACTCTGGTGGACGAATTCGTTGGGCGGCCCTGGAAAGCCAAACCCCAGATACCTATGATCGAGATGTTGCCCGTGACTTGCGAACACATTACAAAGGAGCATTAACGGTGCGGGGTCTTAAAGGTCCCAAGCTGACACCGTTCCAACGAGACTTGTATGAGCTGCTGTCCACAGAACGATTCACGAAAAAGCATCTGGGCATGGTATATCGACTGCCCTACTTTTATCAAGAAGACCAGCGTCGAGCACAGGTAACTCGAGAGTTCCCTCATTGGCCCGGCAGGCCGTTGTCAAGTTTGACAACCATGGGCAAAGAAACACGGTATCTACAGTTGATTGAAATCATCTTTAAGAGCCGTAGATCTTCGGAAGTGTATGAATACTGGTTTGGTGACACCGAAGGCCAGCCTTGTATGTGGGCAGTTCAGGCCAGTAGTCCATTGCGATCCCTGGTTGACAGCATTATTCGGCCAGGGCATGTCAAGCTGCGAGCTTCCTGGCATGTACTCACTAATCGTTATATGAGCATGCCTTATTACCAAGTTGGCGAACCTGAGCTTGCTGCCTGATGATGTCTAGCATGGTAAACCAGCTCACAGGCTGGCGTGCAGAATATGTTCGCAAAGTATCTCAACTTGAGTTTGACACATGGAAAAAAGAATGTGTGTTTGACGGGTTGAGAAATCAGAGACCGGGACAGAGTTTCTGTGCTAAATTTAATGTACAAGACAATCTCTTGTATTTTAGCCAAACACCTGAAGAAGCCTATGCTATCATTCGAAAACGCTATCTACAGTCCGAACCGAGAAATCCATCCTGATATTCCTTGCGCATTTAAACATGCAAAAGAAATCGCTCGCAGCAGCCACGAGTTAGAGTCTATCTTAGACTGGTGCAAGGAAGCATGCAGCCAGGAATGGCGCTGGCAGCTGGTTGATTCAAGCGGCGAACGCCAATTGGGTCGTTACATTTTTTACTTCAATGACGAACGAGACTTTTGTGCGTTTATTTTGAAGTGGAGTTAGTTATGACGATTTGACTTTTCATTAAACAACAGTTATACTAGTTGATTGTTGTTATATATACTCTTACGACTCCAAAAATAAGTCTACAGACACAGTTTTTTTAGTGTCTGGTGTGCGGCAACAAGCGCACATTAACTATAAAGGAACCTAGTATGATCAAGTACCTACGTTGGGCTATTCGTTTAGTCCTGCTTGCCCTGGTAGCAACCGGCGCTGCCTGGGCAGTCAATTGGACTGTAACGCACAAGTTGGACAGGCTGCGTGGCGATCAATCGTCTCAGTCCGCCGATGATACTTCTCTCAAGACACGAGAGCGGCAATTGCTTTGCATGACCCAGAACATCTACTACGAAGCCGGCAGCGAGCCGGCCGAAGGCAAGTTGGCAGTTGCGCAAGTGGTAATGAATCGATCCAAAAGTGGGCAGTTCCCAGAAGATCTCTGCAAGGTGATCTATCAAAAGAATGTGTTCTACGAAAAGACCGTGTGTCAATTTAGTTGGTACTGTGAAGGCAAAACAGACTTTTCCAAGATCAACAAGAATCAGAAAAACTGGCAAGAAAGTGCCGATGCTGCCAAGATGGTACTGATGGAAGGCTTCCGCTTGCCCAGTCTCAAAACTGCACTCTATTACCATGCAGACTATGTGAATCCCAACTGGGACAAGGATCGGCTGATCAAAATTGGTCGGCATATATTTTACAAAGACAAAGGAAACAAAAATGGTTAAGTTCGATGTAAGCACAATCACCACCTGGTGCCGCACCAATGTGGCTCCTATCTCGGCCGAAACACTGGGTTGGTGTGCAGTGCTGTTGTTGCACAGTGCAACAGTTCCAACTCTGCTGGCGATCCTGACCGGACTCAGTGACAAGATGCCCACTGTGGATTTTGTGCTGCTGACCTGGGCAGGGCTGGCAGCACTGTTTGCACAGGCTGTGGTGAACAAGAACACCCTGATTACCATTACAATCAGCCTGGGATTTATGCTGCAATCTGTCCTAATGGCATTGATATTCTTCAAGTAAATTAGTACAATTCTAGCATGAAAAAATTCCTTTACAGGTTAATTGATCGCATCTCTGAGTGGGATCGTTACCCACAGCCCAACTGGTTTCAGAAACGTCTGTTGGGCATGTACACTGACAGTATCGACACTGACTTTACTGCTCGTAAGTTAGCGTCTGTTCAGTCAGTACGGTTCATTCTAGAAAACATGAGGAAGGTGAAAAACTTCCCAACTGACTACGATTTGCATGAGTATATCAGTGCCAAGACTCTAGAACCTGAGCTGCGCAAGACTGGACTTGTACTGGAATTTGGTGTGGCTACAGGGCGAACTCTTAACCAGTTTGCCCGTTTTCTCCCGGAGAAAACTGTGCATGGGTTTGACGGATTTGACGGATTGCCTGAAGTATGGGACAGTCGATTTGAAACCGGGGCCTTCAAACAAAACAATCTACCTGACGTTCGCAACAACTGTAAATTGCATGTGGGATGGTTTGATTACACTCTGCCCGAGTTCCTCGAAGATGCAGCACACCAAGGACCCATTGCCTTGCTGCACATTGATGCAGACTTGTACTCTAGTACCAAGACTGTGCTTGATTTGTTGCAAAAACAGATTGTGCCTGGAACTGTGATTGTGTTTGATGAGTACCTTAACTATCCAGGTTGGCAGTTGGATGAGTTCCGTGCTTGGCAGGAGCATGTTGCAGCACATCGTATCAAGTTTGAATACATTGGCTACGTGAGCCGGCATCAACAAGTGGCAGTCCGTGTACTGAAATAGTATTTGACCATTAATGGAACCTGTGCTACAATACGTTTGTGGTAGGGAATTCTACCAGCTAACTTAAAAATAACAACACGTTATGGAGTTGTGCATGTTTGTTCCAATGAAAACACTTGTGGAGCGAGTCAGTGGGTTTGCACAAAAGAAGCCTCCTCGAGTAAAGCGAAATGGCCAAAGCTACGATGCTACTTACAAATTCTCGTATCGAGGGATCAAGATGTTAGTGTGGATGTACCGGCGCCTTCGGGCCGAGGATCAGACTGCACGTCTTGTTCGTGACACTATTGACTTCTTGTTGCGCCGATATCATAACTATTCAATCAAGGAAAATATTGGCGCTCACTACTTTGAAAAAGGTTTGCCGCACGGAACCAAGACAGAATTTGAACATGTAATCCCGGCTGCAGTAGCACGTGACTTGTTGCTGTACGATCGATTAACAGTCAACGAAGCATTGAATATTCCAACGTGCCGCTTGAGTGCTGTAAAGCATAAAAAGTTGAACTCGACCAAGCTGGGTTCGACTACGCCGGACATTTATTGGTTCTGGCAACGGTATCAACAGCTTGGTATCCAGATTGAAACGCATGATGGTACCAAGGTTGATATGACAGCTTGGAATTTGGAAACCCATTACACTTACTTTAAGATCTAAGGAAAAAACATGAGCAGACTTGCATACTTTGGCCGCCCGTTTGTGGCATTTGATGCATCGAACAAGGAACATCGGCAATGGTTTTATGAGTTCCAAACTCAAAAAACTTGGGGACGGTGCCCTGTGCGTTTTTTGATCTCCGATGATGGTGGTGATCTAGTGTCACTGTGTCAGCGTCGCTTGGTTGATTTTTACAGTAAGACTGAATTTGATGTTGCAGGAACGCAACACCTGCTGGCTATCTAGTTGACAATAAATGGTTTCGGGTATATAAAAGAATCTTAAACAGTAAAGAACAGGAAATAAAATGCGTAGTTTTACTTTTGATGTAGTGGATCAGATGAATGCTGATGGGCATTGCCGCACAGTTGAAGGTGCTAAGTGGAATAAGCTAGCACTCAAGATGGTTAGTGAAGGTCGTGCTACTCTTGTAGAAAACAGCCGATCAATGACTGGATCCGGGACCGCATTTAGTAGTTCGAATGATATATGTTATTTGCGTTTTAATATGACAGTGACCGAAGTTGTATAAAAGCAACATACCCAAATTTGACCAGAAATGGCTCCTGTGCTATAATAGCTTTATACAGTTAGCAATTAGGAGCAAGTGATGACATACCAAGAAGTGCTGTGGCAGGGCAAATTCGTTTGGGTTGTGGGCATCCTCTCCAAGAGCGGCCGCATTCATCGAGACCTTCGGCAGTATGTGGGACGCGGTGGTAAGGTCTTGGGTGAGTCCAAGAATGGCAGATTGCTTGTTCAGTTCAAAGGTCACACCCGCGGCATTCCAGCAGGATGTGTTGCTGAGTACGGCACAGTGAAGACTGCGGGAACTACCCGAACTTGACAATAAATGGCCCTTGTGCTATAATAGCTTTATACAGTTAGCAATTAGGAGCAAGTGATGACCTTTCCCCGAGCGTATGAAAGAACAAGTGATAGTTTGCTCCAAGGTCAACCGTCAAAGGGAACTCGCCCTTGTGTCAGGTTCATCGGTACTCATGTTCATGTGGGCACTCAAAGTCGGCATCGTGAGCGGGCCAGCAGGCAGTGGCGCATGTTCTGGAGATTGAAGTCCTTGTACGGTTGACCAATAATTCCCGATCTGCTATAATAGCTTTATACAGTTAGCAATTAGGAGCAAGTGATGAAAGAGCTAGACACTAAACAAGCAGGCCGTTTTGCACTGGCAGCGGTCTTAGATGCTCGACGTCGTAATACCAACAACAAGAGTCTTTACTCGCAAGATCAGATACGCAAGGCTTTGAGTGTACGGGACTTGCTAGACTATGCGTTTTCTTACACGAGCCTTTACATAAACTATCGTCAAAAGTTCATCTCTATCAAAGTAGAGGGCGCCCGTGCTAGGGATGCTATGGCCAAGAAGGTTATTGAGCTGTTTGAAACGCAGGGATACGGTGTTGTATCTACGCAACAAGGCATCATTGTTCGAGTTGACAAGATCTAAGAACCCTGCTATAATACACACATGGGCAACAAGGAAGCAAGATGAACGAACGAATCAGCAAGATAGCCCAAGAGACCGATGCCTGGTGTGACAAATACTATTTCGGCGATAAATTCTATGATATTGAGTGGGAAACAAAGTTCGCCGAGCTTATTGTGCAGGAATGTTGCAATCAACTAAGAGAGATTGATGCTATGGCAATTAGGAAACATTTCGGAGTTGAAGAATGATTCACTTTTTGAATATCACGATTCAATGTAAGGGTGGAGATGATTTCCGCGCTTTTTTGGATTGGGCAGACGACGAATGTATGACCCGCTATCAATTGCGTGGTTATGGAGATACTCCAGGCAGGGCCGCTGATGATGCTTGGACAAGATATAATGGGGATCGTGATACCTATATCGCATATGAGGAGAAGTGGGAATGAACGAACAAATTGAAAAACTTGCTGAACAGTGCTACGAAACAGGTCCAATTGGCAAAGATGGTTGGCCAGAATATAGCAAATTCAATTACAAAAAGTTTGCCGAGTTACTGGTGTTTGACGTTCTTAACGAACTGACTAACGACGACAACCTGGGGCCGGCCCGCATTGAAACTATTCGCCGCCTGGCGCAACGATACGGAGTAGCACGATGATTACAGATCAACAACGATTGGTGAATTATCTGCAAGCCGCAATCGACGCCTTGTTGCTGGTGATTGATCTAGAGCAGAAGATAACACACAATGCGCACCCAAACTGGACTTACAGTCAAATCCTAAACGACCTGCGATGCCAGTTGGATGCGGAAACAGCCCTTCTCCGTAGCCAAGAGGTGCTGGGACGATAGGTTGGCCAGAAATGGCACCTGTGCTATAATAGCTTTATACAGTTAGCAACAAGGAGAAGCAAATGCGAATAGTCAACGTAATCGTTATCGGTATTGCCAGTCAACGCATCGCTGTACTTCAGGCGCCGTTTGACCAGGCTGAAAAGGTAGCCAGGGAATTCCTGAGCAACGCTGGGCTGAAGTTCATCACTGACATCTTCAGCATGGGCGAATACCGTGTTTGGGCCAAATAAACACCATGAACTCGACCATGTATCAATTCACTGAATACCAACTTGGGATCATCCACACCATGCTGGAGATCAATCCTTGGGTTCAACCTGCTTATCGTTGGTATCACGAGCTGCATGAAAGCACCGGCATCAACGTCTACGACGTGGAAGACTGGGTGATCGAGTTCTACACGGCCTACAACAAGATCTATCCGGGTACCTATTAGCAATCCGGTTGACCAGAAATGGCACCTGTGCTATAATAGCTTTATACAGTTAGATAACGGAGCAAAAGATGAGCAAAGTTGACAAGATCATTAAAGGCGAGTCGATCGGGGTGATCATCCACAGTGACTACGGTGGTGGTTGGTACAGCTGGCACGGAATCGAACGCCTGCTGTACGATCCCAAGATCGTCGAGATCCTGGAGGACGAGACCATCGACAAGTTTGCAGCCTGGGAATGGATCCGCGCCTATGTTCGGGAACTGTATCCTGAACAGTACTTTAGCGGCGAAGAACGGCTCGAGGTGCGTTGGATCCCAATCGGTGCTAAGTTCCGTGTTGCTGAGTACGATGGCAAGGAAAGCATTGTCCTACAGTCTGCTGAGCAGTGGTTGACAGCATAATATAAGTCTGCTATAATACACACATGAACAACGCAAAAGGAAACAACATGCCCGCTAACCGTATCCCAGCGCACTTCCCCAGCGACTTTCCCCGTGACTCAACCGCGGCAGAGATTGCGCAGTTCCAACAGGATCTGGATGATATCGAGCAGGATGCCATTGACGAGGCCGAGCTAGATGACTGGATTGAGTCCGGGCAAACCCTGACCCACTTCGGTTGACAGCTTAATCAATTTGCTGTATAATACTCACATCAACCGAACAAATAGAAGCGAACTATGAATGCAGCATTGAACATCAACACTATATAACTGACGGACTTGTCAAAGTATGTGATGTGGCTAGGGACACCGAGAACCGTTGGTTCTACGAAAACATCAACGAGGCCACGATGTTCAGCGAACATCGTAGTTGGGTCTACTTTGTTGTGGTAGATAACGAGATTGTCAAAGTAGGCGAGACTGGCAATCCTTTGGGTATACGCATAAAGAACAGCAATCAGCCCAAGACAGGCACTGAGGGACGCTTTGGGCGCTATCGTATAGGAGATGCGACTGACTGGGTCATTCGCAATGAACTACGGAGAGAGGTGTGGGAAGGTCGTGTCACCCTGTGGGCCCGGCGATGTGAAATGGTGAAGTTGACTGTGTCGGTGGCTGGGTGCGAAGACTCCACAATGACCAGTTTTCACAAAGATCTTGAGATGCGATACATAGACTATATCTTTGTTCAAACGGGCAATTTGCCCCGTTTGAACAAATCTCGCAAATAACCTTTCGGTTGACAGCTTAATCAATTTGCTGTATAATACTCACATACACTAGCAAAACAGGAGAACTTTGTGGCTTTTGAAAACAAGATCTTGGCAGTTGTCGAAGACTTTATCCCGGGAACCGCAGCTGAATTCGACTACGGAACGTTGTTTGTTTCCGGGCTTAATCAGAATCAAGCTACTCTTCTCTTGGATCGGATCCGTGGGTCCGTGCTGTGCGGTGTGCAGATGAGCAAAGAAATCGGGCTCGAGATCGCATACGACTTTACTTGAGAACACAAAGGATTCTATCGTGTTTGAAACTACGATCTTTCTTATGCAGGACGAGTGCCGAAAGTTGTCTATCTGGTTGAGCACCAGACTTGCAGATTATCGTTATACCAAGGTGCATACTTAAATGTTTGCATGGTGCGTGGTTGCGGTGCTGTTTGGCTTCGCAGTGTTGTTCACAATGATGGACGAATGGTAACCCCAAGGAACTAAAATGGCCGGCAAAGCAACTTCGATTTATCTAACTATTCTGCCCAAAGGCAGTCATAACTCGGTGTTCAAGAAGGTATTCTTCGAAGCCAAGAGTTACAATGAATACATCAAGTCAGATGAGTTCAAGACCAAGTGGCCCAAGGAACAGTTCGACATTGTCAAAGAAGTGTACTAGGGCCGGTTGACCAATAAATCGGCCTGTGCTATAATGTGTTTACTGTAGCAAAACGGAGTGCAAGATGAAATTGCTGATTGATACCCCTTTGGTCCACGTGGCTTACGACGAGATCGGTACTACCGAACAGGACCGTGCGGACAGCAAGGAAATATGGGATGAGGCCTGCGCAGTCTTGAACAAGTTCGGTGTGCACTACACTTTGACTTATAAGGCGCATTGTATTGTGTTTCTGCTGAAAACGCAGAAGATCACCCTGGATGATCTGGACATGAACGAACTGATCTATGATGGCTTTTGGGTTCTGGACATGAACTTTCAATATGCTGGCCTGGGTGGACGAGGTTGCGAGACCAGCTTCACAGTTACTCAGCGGGTCTAAGAGTATGGCCGGCTCTGTTATTGCAGTTGACACTGGATCTATTTTGCGCGCCGTTCGCTGTGCCCAAAGCAAGATAGATCAAGTTGGGCTGATCCTGTACAATCTGTACAGTGGGCGGAATGTCGATAAGTTGATCTCAACTGGGAATCTGTTGAGTATTGACCCGTTAGTGATTGCCCCTGGTACTAGCAGCAAGTCCTTTACCAACTTGGCCGATTTGCGATGGGACTATATTTCTTGCGAGGTTGCATATCTATGGCGTGATTCACAGTGGTTGGTCAGTGTTCGTAGCGAAGGGCCCACCGAAGGCACTTACGTGACCCTCGAAAAAGCCCTAAAAAAGGGAAAGTAGTGTTGTAAAAATACAACATTATTTGGTTGACCGGAAATTCCGGGTATGCTATAATGTATGCATACAGTTAGTAACAAGGAGTTGGAAATGAAAAAGGTAATCGTAGTAGGGTTGATAGCAGTGTTTGGCGCCGTGGGGCAGTCCCAAGCTTGGGGGCCGCGTGATCGAAGCGCCGTTGCTGGGGTTGCTGTTGGTGTTGCGGGTGCGCTGTTGGTCCAGCATTTTAGCAGGCCACAGCAGGATGTGCCGCAACAAATGCAGGCGGGCTGCTCGGGTTCGGGATGTGGCGGCCAAATGCCAGCCTACTACAATTCCCCTCCGGTCTACATGCAACCAGTCTACGTTCAGCAACAACCGCAGCAACCGCAGCCTGTTCCTTGTGTGGCAGCATTTGATATCAACAACAGGTACTTGGGTTGCTACTACCGCTGAACGGTTGACCAGAAATGGCACCTGTGCTATAATGTATTTACTTTAACGCAAACGGAAACGAAATGCTCAAACACCAGATCAAGTACTCCAAGGCCGCGGTTGCTACTGAATCCAAATACCGTGAAGCCGATGCTGCGGTGAAGAAGTTCCAAGATGCTGCTCAAGCCAATTACGACACTTCTGCTTTTGCTAACGGTTATTTGGGATCAGCCATAGCTGGCATGGCAGCACAGTACTTGACCAAGGCGCAGTTCGCAGAGTTCCTGGCAGTGATGAAGCAGTCTGCAGCCAAGCAAGAAGCCGAAGTGGCTGCCAAGAAGAAGTACGAGCTGGCTTGATCTAACTTAGATAAAGGATATCCTATTATGAAATTGTCCCTTAAACAACAAGCAGGAGTTGAGGTAGCCAAGATGTTTGGTACTTCGACTGCAGTCTTTGTATCAATCTACGCAGCTCTTGCTACCGGATATGGTTCGCTGTTGGGCATTGCTACTCTTGCGGTGCTAGTGGTGTACGGTATTTTGCAACTCTATCAAATGAAGTTGTGGCAGCTGGAAACCAAAGCGGCAAAAGCCCGGGCCCAGGGGTAAGAAATGACTGTTGGACTCAAGACCTATCGCAAGTTAATGAAGGTTGAAGCGCGGGCTCGTGCCTTGGGCATGCAGTTTACCGTCCCCAAGACTTACTACGAGGATCAAGATTGTATTGTACTGTCCCCGGTTGAACAAGAGTTACCTCTTTACATAAGGGATGCCGAGTTGTTTACTGGGGACGTTGATCAAGTTGCTACCTTCCTAAGAGGCATAGAATGGGCTCGTCAATATGACAGCTCGCTGATGAAGGGCAATGATAACCGTCGCCTGCGCAAAGAGCAAGATTATAGAAACACTGGATTGAAAAATATTCTCGCTAACAAAGAAACGGTTGCCCAATAATTCCGTTTCTGCTATAATGTTTACATGCTGCAAAAAACAGCATAACTTTGTAACTTAATTTGTCACTGAAAAGGTTTATTATGTTGAATACTGAAAAGCTCTTTACTGTCGCTGGTACCGCTACCAATCCTGATGGCACCACTAAGGTCCGCTTTGCTAACGATCTTGTTGCTCGTATCAAGATCCTGAACAAGGCAGGTTGCACGAATCTTGAGCTGGTTGAGCTGCCCCAGCCAATGACCAAGCTGGAGGCGATTACTTATCTTCAAGGCCTGGGTACTATCACAGGCGATGCTGCATTTGTGCTAGAGGGCAAGGCAGCAGAGAAGTCCAAGGTTGCCAAGAAGTCCGAAGTCAAGGTCATTGCTACCAAGCCCAGCATTGAGAGCATCCGTGCTCGCAAGCCCAAGGCAGCAGATGTTGAGGCAGTGGCCCTGTTGGCATCTGTGATGTCCACGCTAGTACGCGACAAGGGCGAGGATCAGGTTGAAGCCTAACGGCTCCCTACTCCACTCAAAGCGGCCCTTTTGGGCCGCTTTCCTTTTCCAAATTCAATTCTGGCATAATTAATTGTATGCTTAATGATCCTGAGTTGGAAACTGCCCTTCAAGAGCTAGTGATTGATATCTGCGAAGTACTTTATTGTCGTGGGATCGATCGTGTTTGTATAGGTGCACTCATGCGCCTAGTCGGCATCGACAATGCAATTGCACAGACAAACGACAACGAATATTTAAATTTGGATTCTACCTTCCAAGAAATAATACAAAAAAGAAAACAGCCAGTGCCAGCAGCCCCGCCCAGTGGCGCGGTACTCCACTAAATGCCCATACCCAGTTACCGGGCTTCAGAAGCTCTTTATGTCGTAATCATACGAGAGAAAAATGCAGAACAGTTGCTCAAAGCCTGGGCCAAGGCTGCAAAGGCCCAAGTGGTAATCGAAAACAATAGGATGAAGATTTTCGAGCACCGTAGTTTAAACATGTTTCAACTGAACTGGCCACATAACTGGGACAACGTTACCATCTGGGATGCCTGGAATCGGCGACATTTATATCTAGACTAGAGTGCCAAAAATCTTGACATCCTACACTAATCAGCATAAAATACTAAACTACAAAGGAATAAAACATGTCTACCAATCACGATACCCTTAAAGCTGCATTCGAAACTTACACAACCGAGAACGAAAAGTTTACTGCCAAAGGCGTTAAAGCATCTGCTGCCCGTGCCCGCAAGGCCTTGCAGGAAATGACCAAGGCCATCAAAGAACGCCGCAAAGAAATCACAGCCGAAAAAGAAGCACTAACAACAAAGTAACACATGATTAAACCAGTATTTTTAGATTTAGATTTTTCGACAATACTGTCGGCTGACTACACTGCGGCCAAAGGTGCATTTGAGCAACCTATCTATAAAGATGAAGGTATTGATCTCCCGGCGAGTTATTGTTTTGAGAACACCACGCTTCATATAGTATGGTGGGACCGGGGTCAAATTGACTACACCAACATCGGGCAACAACTTGGTATGGAAGTTGTTACGGTTTCGAGCATTATGCAAGATCCGGGATGTGTGATCCCTTATCATTATGATAATTTTAATAACCCAGTTTGGGATCAATCTCGGGTAGACCAACTTGTTAGAGTAATTGTGTGCCTTGAAGATTATAAGCTAGGCCATCTTATTCAATACATAGAAGATGGAAAGTGCCGTACCTTCGTTAATTGGGTAGCAGGCGCTGGCCTCATGTGGGATAGTCAGAGTCAGGTACCTCATTTAACAGCCAATGCCGGAATGCAGCCCAAGTATACCATGCAAATCACTGGATTTATGAACAAGTAATAGTATGGATGAACCGACCCACGCTCCTAAAACCAAGCTATGCTCTTGTGGTCGCAGTGCTACAGGATTCTGTGTTGGGCTACATCGTATGTCCGATGCTGAATGGAATGCATACACCTTCGACGAGCAGTTTAACGCAGCCTCGCAAACAATCAATTCAACCACAATAACTACGGATTCAACAAAGAATGACTACTGACTCTTTTGTTCGCACCATAATCGAAGACCCTGATCATCCTGGCGAACTTCTACTTGATCTCGGTGACGAGCTTTGCAAAAAGATGGGCTGGTGGCCCGGAGATCATCTTGAATGGACTGATAACGGCAACGACTCTTGGACCCTAAAGAAAATAGTACCCCCGGAATCAGCAACATGAGCATAAGCACAAACTGGGCTACTGGCCATACATTAACGGTTGACTCAACTACCTCGCTCGGAGCCGCGTCGCAGACCTACGCATCTCGGGCGCCTGGCATAAAGTGGGATATAACTTCGACCCCAATTGATCCGCCATCTTCGGAGTTTCGTACCGAGATCAAACTTATCATGAGCATGATCCAGGACATTCAAACTCAGCTTAACATCTTGCAGCCAGCACCTGAACTGGAGCAGGAATGGCAGCAGTTGCGAGAACTAGGAGACCAGTATCGCAAGTTGGAAGCCGAGTTTAAAGAAAAACAACGCATGTGGACCACGCTCAAGAAATCACCATGACGCTTGACCAATAAATTGAATTGTGCTATAATACAATTTAAATTGGAGTGACAGATATGACAATGCATCTTGAAGGCCCCTGGTTGTCCATGACTGGCAAGCGTCGGGGCAAGATTAAGTTTCGCAGTTCCGAAGAAGCTCGCAAGGCACGTGAACTAGCAGCAGAGTGGGAGCGCAAGCAAGCTGAGTGGAAAGCAATGAGCAAGCCAGTTCCTGCTCGTGCTGCCAAGACTGCTGCACCAACAGCTCGTGCTGTGCCACCGGAGCAGCCCCGGAGCTTGAACTCTTGGGTCAAGGGTGCTTGTGCAGTTAAACCCAATCCGCAGTATACCGGAACCAAAATAATTGGTATTGGTACCATGCACAAGAGCAATGCAGTGCCTATCTTTACTGACGAACAGGCCAAAGACATCAGCACCATGCGTCGAGGATGACATGAAAATTTATCTTACCAGCGACATTCACCTGGAATTTGGTGACCTGGACTTCAAGAACGAACACGAAGCGGAAGTGTTGATCTTGTCCGGTGACATCATGATTGCCAGCGACTTAAACGATCATCCGGTGCCCACAATTGCACCAACAATCAAGTTGGGTCAGCGACAATCAGCAGCGTATCGTTATCGTGACTTTTTGAAGCGTTGCAGTGATCGGTTCCCACATGTGATTTACGTTGCCGGTAACCACGAGTTTTATCATGGCAAGTGGCCCGGCGGCATGAAGACCTTGCGCGACGAGTGCGCAGTGTTTCCAAATGTGTACTTTCTTGAGAAGGAAAGCAAAGTCATCTCCGACATAACCTTTATTGGGTGTACCCTGTGGACGGATATGAATCGGGGTGATCCTGTTACCTTAAACGCAATCACAGGCGATATGAATGACTTTACCGTTATTCGCAATGATGAAAAAGGTTACACCAAGCTGAGACCGGCGCAAGTCATGTCCGATAATCGCAAGGCTGTGGAGTACATTCGTGACACAGTAGAGAACGGACCTGGCGAAAAGTTTGTGGTCGTAGGGCACCATGCGCCCAGCAAGCTTAGTACTCATCCCAGGTACGCAGATGATTATGTCATCAACGGTGGGTATAGTTCAGACCTGAGTGAGTTCATTCTTGATCATCCCAAGATCAAGTTGTGGACACACGGTCATACCCATTATGCGTTTGACTATGTGATTGGCGAGACCCGTATTGTTGCTAACCCGCGTGGCTACATTGGTTACGAGGCGCAAGCTGACCATTTCCAACCTAAACTGATTGAGGTTTAATATGACAATGACATTTGAAAAAGCCCAAACCTGGCGCAAAATTTCTGACCAACCGGGCAACTACTACTGCCAAGCGAACGAGAAGGAGCGAGAATATTTTCGCGGCTTTATCAAAGGCTTGATGGGAGAAAAGCAAATCACAGTGGAGTTTGAAAAAGCAGACGGCACTCCACGCGAGATGATTTGTACACTCAGCGAACAGCACGGTGCTAAGTACGCAGTTAACGAATCAGTTCCGGGAACTGAGCAAAAGACACGTAAACAGAATTCCGATGTTTGCGTAGCATGGGACTGCGAATTGAAAGCATGGCGCAGTTTTCGCTGGGATCGACTAAAGAGGATTGAGTTTAAACTTGGGTAAATCAGATACATTGAAAGTGGATGGTGTTGTGGTAGAAATTTTATCCAACGCCATGTTTCGAGTCAAACTTGAAAGTGCCGATCAGCCAGTTATTGGCGTGGCTTCTGGCCGAATCCGTCAAAACAGGATCATGATCCTACTGGGCGATCGAGTCGAGCTTGAGCTTTCGGTATATGATCTATCTCGGGGACGTATCGTGCGCAGGAAATAAATATTGATATGAACATTCGAGATCATATCAATATCCTAGAAGCTACCACGCGACCTGCCAAGCTAGAAACTACTCCTCTTCCCTACGGTGAAAAGGATCTTGAGCCAGTGTTGAGTAAAGAAAGTTTAGAATACCATTATGGGCATTTGGCCCGGGGTTATGCCAAGCGTTACAACGCAGGCGAAGGTGATCCCGAGTTTAATCGAGCCGGCAGCTTTTTGCACAACAAGTTCTTCCCGCAATTTCGTAAACCCAAGTCGGGTAACCGACCACGTGGTGCGGTAGCCGAGCTGATAGAATCCAAGTTTAAAACATTCGACGACTTTCAGGATGCAATTAAAGAAGCAGCAATGAAGATACAAGGCAGTGGATGGGTATACTTGAGCACCGGCGGCGAAATCAAGATCATACACAACCATGCTGTGCGTACTGATATTGCTTTGTTGATTGACTGGTGGGAGCATGTTTGGGCGACCGATTACCAGTGGGACAAAGAAAAATACCTAGCCAACATCTGGCGTATTATCAACTGGGACGTAATAAACGAACGACTATGAATATTCAAGAATCTGCTGTACTCAAACTCAAAGACCTACTTGCTGAGGAAAATAATCCCGATACCAAATTTCGCGTATATGTGCAAGGGGGAGGATGTTCCGGAATGAGTTACGGCTTTACGTTTGATGACTCGGTTAACGAAGATGACATCGCTATTGAAGTAGATACGTTTACTGTGCTGGTTGATTCTATCAGTATGCAATACCTAGCTAATGCAAATATCCGCTGGGAAGAGTCCTTGATGGGTGCCAGCTTTATAATTGACAATCCCAACGCAGAATCGACTTGCGGGTGTGGGTCTAGCTTTTCTCCAAGTATGTAAGCATGGCATTATTTTTACAAGATCCGGGCCCCAAGCATGCTAACTGGTCTAACGAGAAGTCAACCTTATGGGACGGGAGTGACCACGAAAAGCTCTATCAATCTAACATCAAAGACCCCAAGAACTGTGCATTATTAGAAAAATATGGTTGGATTGATACCACGATTGAATACCGATTTAATCAACAGCGTTTTAGAGCCGACGAATTTGATAATCGACCGTGTGGTTTGTCCCTAGGTTGTAGTTTCACTCGTGGTATTGGGCTAAAAGAAGATCAAGCATGGCCTACAGTATTATCAAAAATATCCGGGTTGCATTTTTGGAATCTAGGAGTAGGTGGCGGCGCTATGGATACTTGCACCCGACTACTTGATTATTATATCAGTAAATTAAAACCACGAATCGTTATTTTACTAGCACCCCCAAAAAATCGATTTGAATTGCATAACGATGATTTTTGGCATGTCATGGGCGTAAACTCGCACGAGTTTCGTGATTATCAAAAAGTATATTATGCCTATGATGAGAATAGTATAATCAACCATCGAAGAAATATACTAGCTATGAAACAGATATGCGCTCAATATAACACCCCATTTTATTCCTGGGAATGCAGTAACGTCAATGCGTTTTTGCCAATTGAGAAAAGTGATCTTGCAAGAGATTTATTGCATCAAGGGCCTGCAACACAACAGAGACTGGCTGAAAGTATGCATAGAAGAATTTCCCCGGAAATAGCCCGATTGTAAACACACCTAAACTGCCATAAATATCTCAAAGCGAGGAAAGTATGGCAAGAGAAGTCATTAATGTAGGCGCAGCGCCCAATGATGGTCAAGGCGACCCGATCAGAACTGCCTACATCAAAACAAACAACAATTTTGCTGAACTTTATTCGGCAGTTCAACTAGTCCCACCATCTACGCTGTTGGGCAGTGCAGGCAACAAGGCCGGCATGATTGCCTATAGCCCTACTGCTTTTTATTATTGCTTCCAGGACTATGATGGCAGCAGTGAAATCTGGGGCGAACTGCCGCTAGCCCAGGATCCACCATCTACGTTGTTGGGCAGTGCAGGCAACAAGGCCGGCATGATTGCCTATAGCCCTACTGCTTTTTATTATTGCTTCCAGGACTATG